GTTTGCAGTTCTTTTATTCTGTGCAGACCTGTGTTTTTATCCGTACCTCCGGCGGCCGCTGCGTAGGGTTTCAGAATCAATTCATGGGCAAATATCAGCTTATTTATCATAGTAACAAATGCTGCTTTCAGTTCATCGTCACGGATAAACTTGATAGGGCAGCGGTTTTTATCTTTGATATGTGTTTTACAGCACCAGGCTATATAACCTTGATGTGTTCTCCTTTTGAATGTACTTCCGCACTCACTGCATATGATTTTCCCCGAAAAGCAATATCTGTTCTGATATTTTTTGTCGCCCTTTGAGATACCTTTTTCTCTGCTGTGCTGTTCAAGTAATCTGCCCGCTGTTTCAAATTCTTCTCTGCTGATGATAGGCTCGTGATGTTCGGACATGGAATACATATTTTCCTGACCGTGGTTATGATGCCGGTTGAACTGTGAATCGGTATATGTTTTCTGAAACAGTGCGTCACCGACATATTTTTCATTGGTAATCAGACCACATATTGTTGTGGAAGTCCATTGACCGCTTTTTTTGCTTGGTATCCTTATGTCATTCAGTTCATCGGCTATTGCCTGTGTCCCTTTGCCTGAAAGCACCTGTGCAAAAATCCATTTTACGATTTCTGCCTGTTCAGGTACGATTTCCATCCGCTGACCGTCCCACCTGAAACCATAAGGCGGAGAACTGATTTTATAAGTACCGTTCAGAAACCGCTTCTGTACCGACCATTTGCTGTTTTCTGATATAGAGACAGACTCTCCCTGTGCGATGCTGCTCAATATGGAAAGAAAAAGCTCACTCTCCATTGAACCAGTATTCAGATTTTCCTTTTCAAAATAAATCGGAATGTTCAGGTCAAGCAGTTTCCTGACAAGCTCAAGACAGTCAGTGGTGTTCCTCGAAAAACGGCTGATGGATTTTGTGACAATAAAATCAATCTTGCCTGCTTCACAGTCTGATATCATTCGGAGCAGTTCGGGACGCTTTTCTTTTTTAGTGCCTGTAATACCTTCATCATAGTATAGCCCTGCAAATGTCCAGTCATCACGGCTTGTGATGTATTGTTCGTAGTGACTTTTCTGCGTTTCCAGACTTTCAAGCTGTGCATCACTGTCAGTCGAAACACGGCAGTAAGCGGCAACACGAAGTCTTGGCTTGATTTCCTTTTGAGTGCTGTCGATAAATGTAACTTTTTTCACCAGTATCACCTCTTTCGTCAGTGTGATATATTAACTCTGATTCGTTGTGTTATCAACAGTTTCCGGCATTATTTCTGCCAGAAAAGGAGAGAATGATTTACGGTTCAATTCGGTTAATTTGTTGAATTGTGCCAGGGAAATAAGTCCACTGTTTAACAATGCATCTGCTATTTTTTGTGCTCTGTAATAATCAATATCCTTTTGAAATTGTTCGGCAGTAAAAAGATGTGCTGTAGAAATTCCTTTGAAAGATGCAGCAAGATGGGTATTTGATAAAACATTCTGTTCAGCCATAAAAATAACCTCCATTCCGGGAGACTTTGCTCTCACTTTACAATGGAGGTCAGAATGCTGTTTTGACGAAAAAATAGTAGATTATTATTGAAATAAATTAGCTGGAGTCAATTTTTATAAAACGCTATTTGACTATATAGGAGCATTATTTTGGTTATAAGAATAAAAAGTGCTGTTTTCGATAAATATTTATTTAAAATTATGTTTTAACACAAAAATATTTCGCAAGTTCACATTATTATCAAATGCGACCAAATTTTACGTATAACTTGTATAAAATAGTTCTTACAGATAATTGTCCCAAATATGACAATAAACTGTTTCAGCTGTATATTGCACCGATTGATCAACGATGGCTCAACGGTATGCGACTGAAAAATCAAATACTATTGGCTGACTTTTGAGCGGAAAGCTGCAGATCGGAATGAAGGAAACTTCATGAAGACTGTGGTTAGATTTTTATGCTTTTGTCGCCTTACAATGATATTCCTCCATTCCGGAAACTGAATGGAGGAATTTTTTATGCAAAACAAAGAAGAACAGAAAAGGTACATCTATCTCAAGGCAGAGAAAAAATGGGTGGAGGTAAGCGAGGAATACTACAAAGAACACATCAGGTTTTATGATACTTTTCGCAAGCGTCAGCAGTCGCATGGTCAGTGTATATGTCCGAAAAGTAAATTCTGGCTCTGTGATGGAGATTGCTGTAACTGCGAGTTTCAAAGTGCCGGAGATATGCTGTCTCTTGACTACATGATCGAAAACGATGATGAAATTGGTTGTGCTCATCTGGAATTGATTACTGATAATACACCAAGTGTTGAAAGTATAGCAGAAGACAAAATAGAACTCGAACGCCTTTTTGCCCGGCTGAATGAGTTGATGCCGGAGGCTGTTAAGATCGGTGAACTTCGTCAAAAGGGACTGTCTGATGAAAAAATTGCAGATGCTATAGGAATTAAAAGAACTACATTTCTGTCACGAATAAAGAAAATTAAAGAGCTGCTTAAATCTGAATATCCCGATTTATTCTGAATTTTTATGATTCTTAAAATTTTTTTGAAAAAAAATAAAATCCTTCGTCAAATTGCATTTCTCATCTCCATTGTAAAGTATAAGGAGCAAAACACTATAAGCTCCGGAACGGAGGTAATGTATATGCTTGTCAGAAACAAGGGAAATCCTGCTGATGCAGAGGCTATAGATGTACTGCTTGCTATAAGTGAAGTGTCGGCAAGAATGGCAAGAAAACTGTTAGCAATTTGTCAAACTACAAAACAGGAGAAGGGAGAAATCACTAATGAGCACAATGAGCGAGATCTCGGCACTGCTTGATGAGATCAAAAGCTGCAGCAATACGCTTATCAGTATTTACGATGAGCTGCACAACCTGATCGACAGCAAAGAGCCGGACGAGGAAAAGCCTAAGACAAAAACCCGCAAGAAAAGGGCAAAGCCGGCAGAAGCACCAGAGACTCTTACGGAGGAACAGCCCCCGGAAGAAATGCCCAAGCCGCTGACCTTTGAGGATGTACAGACAGCCTTCGGAATGAAATCAAAGGACGGCTACACTGTAGAAGTCAAAGCACTGATTACAAAGTTTGGTGCTAAGAAGCTGTCGGAGATTGATACGGCTGACTATCCTGCATTGATGAAGGAGCTGGAGGTGATCGGCAATGCCTGATACACACGCTTTGCTTTCACCTTCATCAAGTGAAAGATGGATATCCTGTCCACCGTCTGTCAGAATGTCAGAGGGCATTGAGGAAAAGCCCAGCGAATATGCGGCAGAGGGTACGGCTGCACACAGCCTGTGTGAATACAAGCTCCGTGAGCTACTTGGCTATGAACAACTGGATATCAGAGAAAACCTTGATTATTATAACAAGGAAATGGAAGACTGCACAGGAGAATACCGAAACTACATAAACGAACTGCTTGCCGAACATGATGGCAGAAAGCCACTTATGTTCGTAGAACAGAGGGTGGATTTTTCAAGGTTCGTCAAAGAGGGATTCGGTACTTCAGACTGCATAATAATTGACAACGATACGATTTTTATCATTGATTTCAAGTACGGCACTGGTGTGAAGGTCGATGCCCTGAATAATTCTCAGATGATGATATACGCTATCGGTGCTTTGGAAATGTTTGACGGAATCTTCGATATTAACCACGTTGTTATGACAATCTTTCAGCCAAGGCTTAACAATATAAGCACCTTTGAAATGACAAAGGACGAGCTTTATAACTGGGCTTTCGACATTCTTAAGCCAGCGGCTGATATGGCATATCAGGGAGCCGGTGATTTCAAATGCGGAGAACACTGCCGTTTCTGCAAAGCAAAAAGCAACTGCCGTGCAAGGGCTGAATACAACCTTAAACTCGCACAGTATGATTTCAAAATGCCGGCAACTCTTGAGGACATCGAGATTGAAAGCCTTCTCGGAAAGCTGGATATGCTTATCGACTGGGCGGAGGACATTAAAACCTACGCTCTGGATCAGGCAGTACAGGGCAAAAAGTGGAGAGGCTACAACAAGCGTGATGTAGAAGTCGAGATAGCTATTAAGCAGAAGCTGCACATATTTCCCGTTCCTGATTTTATCTGGAATGAATATTGGCTCGATCAGGAAATAAATGATCGTGGTATCAGAATTGATCTCTCGTCAGTTTCCCACGGTAGAGAAGCATTTACTTCAAACTGCCCGAAGAAACTGTTCCAGTAGATGCCCTTTAGGTTCGGATCTTTGATAAGGATATCGCTTACATTTTGTCAGGACATTTTTTGAAAAACTTGTTTGAAAGAGTGAAACCAAAAATTGTACACAAAAGTAAATATTAAATCATTGTAATTTAAAATTACATATCTGTAACTATTTTGGTTTCCTTTGTAAAATAATCCAGCCAACGCTGCCACTCTTCGCTATCGACCCTACCCAAAAGCGGTCGTCCTGTACATTTTAGATAGTAATTCCACCTTATAATGTCTTCGTTATAGTGGCTTTGGAGCAGTTCCTTTAAGACTAAATCATTGTCTACAGATCTATGGGCTATACGTAGAAGCGTGGACGACTGTTTCGGACTCAATTGCAGCCCAATGCATAGACATAATACGGTATTAAGTGAAGGATGTTTGACCTTATTATTTAGCAACTTGCTGATTTCTGCTGGTGCAATATTAGATTTGTTCGCTACCTAAGATTGACTCATACCTTTCACTTTTATTAGACTCATTAAAAAAGCACTCAAAGGTATATCATCTGTTTCATCAGGCAAAAGATAAGCCTTCCTGTAAAGGGCGGTCGCCTGCTCTTGGTTCAGGTCGAATCCATTGCACAGCTTAGCAATTGTGTCAAGTTCTGGAAAAAGTCTTTTGCCGGACAAAATGAGATTGATCTCTGTACGAGAGACCTTTGATATGCGAGCTAATCTGTTTACGCTTATTTTTTTTTCATCTAAGCATTCCCACAGATATTTATGCAGGGAAGGGTTATACATTTTGTTAACCTTAGCCTGACATTCGGCAACAATCTTAATTTTAGCAACACTCGATGCAATCGCTGTTAGTTCTTGTTTGGTGTATCCTGTATTTTCTGTTTTTTTGTCTTTGTTTTTCATATAGTTACCAGCTTTCTTGATTTTTTACTTAATCTTCTTTATCTGCGGTCCCCATAAGGGTTAAGGCACACTAACGCGGGATAGAAAAAAAGACGTGGTCCATCAAAGACCTCGTCGTTTTGTCTGTTATTAATATGATTGATGCCTCATTTATTATTTTTTGGAATATGATTAGATTTATCTAACTGATACATATAAAAAATGCAGGTAAGTTCTTGTTATATGAAGTTATTTGTTACTCCAATAATAATCAATCATTATTATGTGTTATATTCGATAGCGGTAA